CATCCTGCCACCTCGTCACCGTTTTCGAGCCGTGTCTTCAGATGCCCAAGCAAAGGCTCCGCGATCTCCTTTTCCGCCAGTTTCCACTCGCGAATGAATGCGCCGAGCGACTCCGGCGTGGCAAGAATACGATCCTTGATCGCCTCGATACTGTTGCCGGTTGCCTCTGGAATAAGAGCGATAGCGCTCTCAGCCTGCCGCACAATGGCATGGCAGTTGTTAAAATGCTTACACCAGCTACAATACTCCGAAGGCGTCGGCTTCGCCTCCGCACTTGTTGCGCGGTCGATTGTGCGCTGCGTGCCTTGCTTGGCTTCTTCGTATGTAAAGTCATAACTACGAATGAGCTTTTGATCGACGTAGATAACATGAGCCGTCCAAGACGTTTCAAAGTTATCCTCCATGCAAGCCAAAGAGTAGGCTTGCAACTGATTTCTGTAATCCCTGACCTGTCCTGTTTTTATATCTGCGACCCATTTCTGCTCTTTACAAACGGCATCCGCCGTGCCGAGCTTTGATAGTCCAGGAACTGCCATCGCCAAGTACTCTTCGCGGGTCTCGATGAACGAACCTTTTGCTAGGCGCTTGAGTTCCTCGACTCCGTATGCGATAGCTCCGGCGTCTTCGCCGACTATTGCAACGTCATGTTCTGCCGAGATCAAGTTTCGGATCGCAACGTCTACCGCCGTGCCGCGTTCTGCCGCTGCACTTGTTCCGCCTGCGCCCTCAAAGAGAGCGCATTCGGCGAGTTTGGGAAGCGTTGAAGGTGATATTTCTTTACTCATTTTATTTCAATTCCTTAAGGTATAGGTTCCGTTGCAAATAATGGGTAGTATTTGTCACGAGTTGGCCTTCCTCCACTCGACCGCAGTATTGACGAACTGATCGACACGAAGCGCAACGCGCTCCAGATACTCCGGCGCGCAGTCGCGCCAAGTCTGTTCGCTCGTTAATACTCCGCGCCCGATCAAGAACTGATTCACCGCGCCTTCGTGCTCTGCGAGCCGTGCTTGCCAGCCGATCATTTCGTCGGCCTCGACGATATGATCTGGCTGTTTAGTTGCAACGGCTTCGAACAAGTGCGCGACCGATGCCCATTCGAGCGGGAGTTCTTCCGCAAGGCCGCTGCGCGTCTTCGCGTCGTAGGCTGCGGAGTGAGTCGTTAGCAGGATACGTTCTTTGCCGCCGATGCCCTTTCCTTTGCCGGAGTCGGTCGTGCTTACCTTGGTTTTGAAACGCAAGAACCAAAGCTCGTCTGCAAACTCTTTCAAGAGCGGCGCCGATTGTTTGCTGAGTTTCAACTCGTAGCGATCGTAGGCCGCGAGAGCGTCAGGAGCTTCAAATCGGACGATTTTGCTGTGCGCGATCATCACCACGTTCTTGCCGGCGTCAATGAGTTGATCGACGGATGACAGGAACCGGCTCATGCGCTCTGCGACCATTACCCACCCTTTACCAAAGCCAAAATCTTCGATGCTGGTCTTTTTTGTGCTGGCGAGTAGGTCTTCTACGCAAAGGCGCTCTGCCCAGTCTGCCGAGTCAATGACGATGGTTTTGTAGTCCGTCGCTTTAGCTTCGGCTAGAGCATCCGTGAGTTGTTTCCAGTTGCTGATCTCGCAGCGATCCACATCCAGGTGGGAAGTTCCGCCCTCGATGTCGAGAAATAGCGGACTTGGGAATTTGGCCGCGAATGTTGATTTGCCTACGCTCTCCACTCCGTAGATGACGACGCGCTGGGCGCGGGTTTGCTTTCCTTTTGTTATTTTCATTTTCTATTTTTCTTTTTGTTGTGCTGCGAATACGGCCACAGCTAATGCCGCCCAAGTGTGCGACTTAATTCCGTAAGTCGGCCCTGGGGTTTTCTTCGTTCCCTGCGGCCCGATCTTGTCGATCAAGGCTTGGCGAATGTTCGCGTCCTTGGCTCGCATCGTTCCGCAAAGGAAAAGTTTGATATCTTTCCGAAAGATCAACTCGACGTCCACCCGTGCAACCTCGATGAAGCGTCCTATCCAGACGCACGTTTCAAATGTCGAAGCCCCGACTGCCATTCCGTAAGATGCGATCATCTCGCAAGCACAGCGGTCGTATTCGCGACAGATAAGAATCTGTCGGATCTCGGCATTGGGAAGGTGTCCGTGATCAACTATCTTTCCGTGGTCGTATTGTACGAACGCGCTGTGCGTCGTTCCTGGATCGAGTGCTAATATCATATTTTAAAGCTCTTGTTTTTATTTTGTCGGCTGGCAATGCGAGAACGTCGCAAATTCCTTGAAATACTTTTGATCGGATGAAGTGAATTGCCGAGTTGCGATCTAGTTCCTGCTCTTCGTTTAGCTGTTTGCTCAAGAAGACCTTCTCGCTTTGAAGGTCGGCAACGGTCTGCTGGATCATCCCGCAAAGAAGGTTGCGGGTGAAGGTGCATTCCGCGTCATGTAGCTCTTCGGATGTCACTAGCGACGCTCCCTGCGGGTTTGGCGGTTCATCCACCAGCGGCGAGTCTGCTCTGACTCGCAGGTGGCTTTGATGTTGCCTATCAAGTAACCAGCAATAAATGCACAGCAAGTGCAGATTCCGAATAGCGCGAGAAATGTGAGTGGTTCCATATATAAAAATTATTTAATGACCGTGCAGTTGATACGGCGGTCGTGGCGAATTGAATGTTGAGTAGTCCCAAAACGCTTTGAAACTGTTTTGCCAATTTTAATCCAGATGCTTGAGTCATCTGCTTTTTGATACTTTGTCCCGATTTCTAGGTCTTTGATTTTCATTTGGTGTTTTCTGTTTTTGTTTCTGTCGTCAGCGGTCTTCGCTTTCGATATGCAAACCCTCCTTCATTCCCTTCAAGATGAAAAGAAAAATTTTCGCGAAGTGCGAAAATAATTCTTTAGAAAAGTCTTTACAAATGAGCGCAACCAATGCCCGTGCGCCTCTGCGGGCTTTCTTATTTTGAGATCGGGCGGTATAAATTTACCTCGCGAGCGCCTTGGTTTGTCTGTATCGTTGCCTTCTTTGTTTCAAGGATCCCTTTTCCAAGGGCGGTTTCAACTCGGCAAGAAATTGATGCGATGGTCAGTTTCGACTCGTTCGCAATAGCGCGGATCGTCTTCCATCCTTGCTTGGCGAGTTCCTTCTCGTTCTCAGCTTTTGTCGTTGAGTAGAAAGCATCCCACGCTTTGTTTACAGCGGCAATAGCCAAGGGTTGTTTTGTCGTCTTTCGCATAGGTTAATGTTTATTGAATTATCTTTGTAGTAGCCATACGCAAAGCCTTGCGACCACCCGAATGTAGCCCTTCGCGTGCTCGCGTATTCCATATCAAAGCGAGCCAGCATCCCGACGCAATATCCGCTAGGCCCGTCAAGCGTGCGTGCGCGTTCCCATCCTACGCGGTGAAGGTGGGCGAGAACACATTGGCCGTAGGTTTCGGCGTGATCGCGGATGGCCTGCACGTTATACATATAGCCGTGCAGGAACTTGGTTCCGCCTAGCTCGTAAAAGCTCCGAATATGATACGGATACAGCCGCGCTTTTAGTTCCTTCGCCGTCTTCTCGATGGCTTGGATCGTTAGCGTAGCGGCGTGCGCCGCAAGCGCGTTAGGCGACGATGCCAGCTTATATAGCCTGGCTTCATGATTCCCGTATAAAATATGCTGCGGTCTGAGTTCGTGCAGGAAGTCGATACCGGCGCTGAGATCGTCCGAGATGCTCGCGGCGCGGTCGCTTGAGTTCGGATCTGAAATTGCGCCAGAACGGAAAGCGGCCAAGTCCAGGAAGTCGCCTAGATGGATAGTGGTCTGGGGGCGAAAGTGCTGTTGGAATTTTAAGACGGCCTTGCGTGCCTCTGGGTCGATTTGATCCCCGTGAGAGCATCCGACGGCCATCCATTTTTTCCAGCCTTTCATACAAGCTCTGGAATATTGCGCTTGGTTCGTTCTTCCCAGATCCAAGCGCGGACGGCTTCCATCGTGTCTTCGTCCATTTTCGCAAACGCTCCGGATTCGTGCTTGAGAGCGCTTCGAAGCTCTTGGTCTATGTCATCCACTAGGATCAGAATATCAAGCGACTTACACGCCACCTCGTGCTCGTATCGCTCTGTTTCGTCATACTCAAGTGTCATTTTCATGCTTCGTCTTCCTCCTCTTCTTCTTCCAAGTCTGGAAATAAAATACTGAATGAGTCACTTGCGAGTCCTTCGACGGCATATTTGTTGCCGAAGACAAACTCCCCGTGCATGGTCTCCCCGCCTTGTTCCCACGATACGATGGTCAGCCCGCAGTCGTAATGCTCGGACAGGATGCGCTTCGCTTCCGCGAGTGCTTCCGCACGCTCCGATTCAACCGTCGGTTGTTTCTTTTTTCTCAAGCGAGGATGTCTATTTTTTTAGATACTCTAGTGCGTAAAATTGCGAGCATTTCGCGCTCGGTCATTCCCTTCGCCCAATGCGGGCGGATCTGATAGTGCGGCTCGTCAACGAATTTCCAGTCTCCGCCCCATTCAAGTCCAAGGCTCTTGCCGAGCGTGCCTAGCTCGTTGTAGAGCGGATGTTCGCCGAAGTATTCTTTCCCTTTGAAAATTCCTACGTCAAACGCAATTCCAAAGTTATGATTTGAAAAGCCCGCTTTTGCACGGGTCACAATTTTAGTGTTTGGAATTGTGCGGCCTTTTGCGTAGAGCGCATCCTGCTCCATATATGAGCGAGTGCCGGAGATGATCTTAACGTCGCACCCCACCTTTGCAGCGATGACCTTTGCAACGCCTAGAAAGGCGCGTGCGGCCTTTTGAGCTTCGGGGTGGAGCGTTGCAAGTTGGATCTCGCTGCGTTCGTCGAAGGTCATTTTTTCAGCGATGGTATTTCTGGTAGCTCATAACAAAAAGTTCCGTAATCCGTCTTGACGCATAACGACGGATTATTGAACCCCGCGCATGAAGTCAGTAATGCCATTCCAAGAAACGCAAATGAAAGAGCGATCATCCAAAGCGCAATTTGTTTGGCGTTCATTTTTCCTTTCGGAAGATTTCGATGAGTCCGATGATCGACGCAAGCGCCGCGCCTATCGCGTCCCATTTTGCTGGTTCCAAGCTCAACCCGGCAACGGCTCCAATTATCGCGACCCCGCGAATGGTGGACGGTTCCTTCAATTTTGAGAGTAGTGTTTTCATCTTTTAGGTCTGGTCATCTTATACAAGGAAACTGCACCGATGCAAATTCCCATCAGAAGCGAAAGAATGCGGAGCCATGCTTCGACCTCGGAGAACGATATCAGAACGGCGGCAGCGGGCGCGGACGTTCCGACGAGTGTGTGGAATGCGTGGCTGTCCATTAGCTCAACCCGCCTTGGGTGATCAGTTCTTCCGTGAGCGTGCATGGTTGCAATATGATCGTGCTGCGCTCGCCTGCGGTCGTTAGCTCGATCTCAAGCTCGGTCGTGATCGAGGTTGCATTTAAAAGTAGATCGCGGACGCCGAACGTATTAAAATCGACAGCGGCGGTCTTGCCTGCGGCTGCGCTCAAGCCGCTCTGGACTTGGAGTGTCGGCAAGTCGGTGAAGCCCTTGTCACCGCTGAAATTGATGTCGTAGTAACTATTCTGAACTCCGACAACGGTCACATTGCCTGTGCCGATGCTGTCGAGTGATTGCAAGGCTGCTTGCAATTCTGCTGCTGTTGTTCCAGCGTCAAGTGGTATCGTCTGCCGTAGCACCGTTGTGGCAACGCTTCCCGTGGTGACCGTGCCTGTGCCTGTCGTGATGGCAACGGCTCCCGCTGTTACGCCAAGCAAAAATTGCGTTGTCTGCGGGATCGAGCGCACGAAATATTGAGTTCCGGCGGCATATCCGGTCAATGCCGTGAAGCCCGTCAATACAACAGGCTGAGCAAGCGTCAGTCCGTGGTTGCTTGTCGTAATGAATACGCCATCCGTGACGGTGCTGGCGATATCGACGTTGTAGGTCGGAATCGTGAAGCGGTAGCTGCCGAGATACGGAGCACGCGAAAATGTCACGCGCTGAATTTCGTTGTTAAGCGTCGATCCTGTTAGCGTGGTTGCTACGCTGACGGTCATGGCCGTTCCGAGATCCGTCCACGTTGGTTCGTAGACCGCCGGAGCAAGGCGGAGTTGCAACTCTTGGATTTCGGCGTTGGTTGCGTCTCCTACGAGTCGCTCGTCGATTAGAGCGGTCGTCGTTGGAATTAGCCTGGCGAAGTTGCCTGTGATCGCGCTTTGCGTGCCTGCCGAGTTAAAAGAGACGACAAAGTTCGTTGCCATCGTGCCGTCAACGGATACCGACCCTGCGGCGGTAATTGTCGAGAGCGAGTTGAGAGCGGATGATATTGCTCCGGCGGTCGCGCTGAACGCGATTGCTCCGCTGGTCTGGCCTCCGAAGGAGAGCGTAAACGTGCCGGATGCTGGCGTGCCTGTGCGGCTTCCTACGCCGAATTTTACGTCCGTTCCGGTGTAGTCGATAACATTAAACGGAGCGGCTACGTTATTTGTTGCCTCCAGAAAATAGAGATTAATCGCGCCGTTGTCGCCTTTAACGAATCGTTGCGTTGTCGCCGGTACTAGACTCGTTAGGCTCGTCGCCAGCCTGCGGTTAGTTGTGTCAATAAATAGGTCGCGTGCCATTTATTCGGGGGTTTTGTCAACAGCTTCCCATTTGCCGAGGGGGCAACGCTCGGTTGCCATTCTTAGTTTTGCCCATGTTGAGCATCCGCACTTGCGGCAGCGGCCCGTGTTGTTTAGCGCGGCGGCGTCCCATTCGGGACAGGCGCGGCAGATGGCTTCGCGGGTGGCGAGGGCTTCGGTTGGGGTGGTGGCGAAGCCTGCGCGAGCGAAATTAAAAGCGGAGCTTCCGAATTGAGCCAATGTGCGAGCACGAAAATCAATTATATGTTGTGGGATCACGAAAAGACAAAAGTTGGAGGAGTAACGTCTGTACCAAATCCAAAATTTTCCGTATGTGCAGTAAATTCGTCTCCATTTATTGTATACTTGACATCTGCACAAGTTATTGGGAACGGAGCGTCGGTTGGACAACATGACTCGGCAGGCCCGCTAGCCATTGTATTCATGAAATTATCAGCCCCGAAAGCAAAGCAATTTGTTAATGCCGATAGTGCGCAAGTATAAAATGTTCCACTCACATACCAAGTGGCTGAAAACCCTCCGCCGCTTGCGTTAAAAGATGTCGGCGAAGCCCCATTACAAGTGCCAGTTGTTGCAGTTCTTAGCGTTTCTAAAAGTGCTCCACTTATAGCCGTTGCGCATCCACACGTCACACAACACGCGCAATTCACAGCGCGAGTCCCTTTTGGCGAGTCGGTCTTGATCTTGATCTTGTTTTTATCGGTGCGGCCTATGGTCACTTTAGCATTCCTCGGTTGAGAGCCAACTAAGCCCTCCGCTTATTGCGCCCAAGACGTATGTTCCCGACGTTGGAACGGCGGGGATTTTAAGTTTTCGGCTTTTATGTCCCCCGATTGTAGCCTCCTCGATAAGCGTGGCGTCAGCGTCAAGAGCGGCCATTGCAAAATCTTTCATTAGGTCGCCAGCGGATATTTGCGCTGGGTATCCGCCACCGCCTGCGCTTTTTGCGGCTTTTACCTTGTTCTCGAAATCGACGGGAAAGGTGATCATACTTTAAACCGCAGCCTGAACGGCACGAATTGCAACCGTTATTTCTTGGTAGTCACCATAATTTTGCGACGTGTAATCGACAACCGCAGGAACCCATAAGCCCTGAAGCGTGGCTAGCCCTGCAATTAGCTCAGGCGTATAGTTTTCGTTGTCGATGTCGGATGTGAAATTATACTTTTCGCTCTCCCGCAAAACTCGCTTAACTATTTTTGTTAAAAACCGGTAGACGCCAGTTATTGTGTATGATTCGGGTATTGAATTTGGAGGGTTTTGAATCGTTCTAGAAAAGGATATTACTCCATACTCATACCTAGTTATGCCCCTTGTATTGGATCGGCCGTACCCGTTAACTATGAAGTCCGTCATGCCGTCTTGACGGACATTTTCAGATACCTCTGGGAAAATCCGAATTGAATTAACGGATCGAATATCCGTGTCCGTTGGAAATACATCGCCGACTTCAAGGGAGCTTCTGAATTTGTTGGCCAGATCCGTCCTTCCAACGAATACTTGCGAAACTTGAACTAATCCGCTATCGTAATAGTTTACCGTTCTAGGTAATGTTGCGATTAGGTCTCCTGCTTTTTTTTCGTAAATTTTCTGCATAAAATCTTATGTGCTCAACGCTGCGGTTGGGAGTTTCGGTTCAATTTTTTCAATCGCGGTTTTTATCGCCTCAACGGCGGTCTTGATGGACTCCATAACGCTGTTGGAATCCTTTCCCCCCTCCCCTTTTGCTCTGCCCTCTTCTGCTCCTGTCTTGCTCGTCATGTCTTTTTGTGCTTCTGGAACACCTTTTTCCATCCCTTTTTTGGCCTTGTCTAGTGCCTCTTGTTTTTTCTCATCTGGAACTAGGTTAGCAAAACGATCCAACCCTTTTTTCGAGGTGTCGGTCATCTTTGACGTGTCTTTGTATTGCCCCTCGTCGCGGGCTTGGCGGATAAGCTCCTTTTGTTCCTTGTCGGTCAGTCCCGTCGGTGCTTTCTCGCCGTAATAGTCCTTTATGATGTCGGAATACGAGCGGCGATCTCGGTCGGCTCCAGTCCCGCGTAGTTGCGTATCGAGCTCGCGATCTGCCAACTGCCTGCCGGTTGCTTCAGCGGCCTTGTATTGGCCTGCTGCGATCTGTTCTTGCGCCTTCTTCTGAAGGCGTCCACCTGGATCAATAGATTCGGATTTTTGTTTTTCCTCAACTTGCTTTCCAATTTTAGTGGCGAGGGATTTCTTGACGCGGTCGGCTTCGCGGGCTGATCTCGCAAGCTCATTAGCTAATTTTTCTGCTTCTTTAGTCGCCTCTTTAAGACCCGCATCCGCAAACTCTTTGATTGTTTTATTTAATTCCTTTTTGTTCTTTAGGGAATCTGCAAGTTTTGTGTCACCATTGGCTATCGCCTCGTTAATTTTTATTTGTAGTGCAATTTCGTCGCGCTTTAACTCCGCCTGCACCTTGTGATCGTCTTCGTATTTTTTCCGCGCATTGGCGGCCCGCTCGTCTTCAGCAGATCCGTCTTTCGCTAGAGTTTTTTGATTAGCCCTTTTTTCCTTAAAGGATTTCTGCGACGCATCCACATCCTTGTTGATGCGATCCATCGTTTGCGCTTCCCATTCTTTATCGGCGTCGATGATCTCTTGCGTTTTGGTTACAACCTCATCTTGCTTTTTTGTGATGTCATCAAAAAGCGGCTTAATTCCAGAGAGATTTTTTTCAAAACTAGCAGGGACTTCATCATAACCCTCTCCAAATTGTTTTTTGATTCTGGCTCCAGCTCCTTTAAAACTATCCTCGATTTTATTTGCTACGATATTTGCATCATTCGCGGTCTTATTTAAACTTAAAGCAATCCCTGCTGTTAAGTAAGATCCTTCCAATCCCTTTGCAAGAGTTCGCGTGATATTTGCGCTTGCTTTGGTTCCAACGTATTCAAAAAAATCAAGAATTGTTTTTCCCAAAGCTCCAGTTGGGTTGAACATTTTTTCTGCAAATTCGCCAACAGTTTTAAATGCCGCCACTATTTTCGTATAAATGCTATTTGCCGTGTCCTTCGCCTGCTGAACAATCGCCTGCCAAGCGAGCTTGAATCCGTCTGTAAAGTTGCCTGTTTTAAACTCGTCCACGGCCTTCTGGAATAATTTCATGCCGTTCCCTGCGCCTACAAAAAATGCACCGATCTCCTGCCCAGCTTTTGCAGCGTCAAACATCGAAAGCGCAGTTGTGACAGCGTCAAGTGCGGGTTTTACTTTGTCGATCAAGCCCGCTGCAAACTCGATAAATTTACCGCCGACCACCACAAGGTTGTCCGAGATGCGGTCGAACTGCGACGATCCCGCTTTCATTACTTCTGGCAACGATCCGAGTTGCAGTTTTGCCGTCTGGATCTCGTCGTCGAAATTGGCGAATACCTGGTTGAGTGCTCCGCCTGATTTTCCAAAAATCTCCATCGACGTGGCTGCTCGTTTCGCTGGATCGGGAATGTCCGCGATAGCCTTCCCTATCGTGCGGAGTTGTTCCTCCGGCGACATGCTTTGGAGTTTAGAAAGTGAAAGACCTAGATCGGCGAAGGCGTAAGCGGCCTTGCTTGTGCCGTCTTCAGCGTCAACAAGCGCCTTTTGCATTTTGTTGATGATCGGGCCAAGTGAATCGGCCCCGACTCCGGCGTTTTGAAATGCTC